ACTACTTACAAAGAAAATCCCCGCAAAGTGCAGGACGATATTAATACTTGCGCAGAAGAAGGTCTAAGAGGCGGATCTGGCGCCTTTGTGAAATGTATGTACAGAAAAAACACCGGTTATCTTAATGCTATGCAGGACGCAGGATTGATTCCACAACAAAAAGGTCGCTAAAAATGAACTTACTAAAACAATTATGGAACTGGTTTACAACACCAAATACAGATGATTGCTGTGAAGCTGAAGTTTGTGAAGAAGCTACACCTGTGGAGGTTGAAGAAGAGCCCGAGCAAGACATAGCGGAATTGTTTGAGTCTGTTTGTGCACAGCTTGGCCTTGGAGATAAATTCACCAAGGGACTCGGTGCAACACAAAAGTTTGTTGATTGGTATGACGGCCCCGCAGATGAAGAATCAGTAAAGCAAGCATTAGCAGAATTTAAATTAATTGATCCCGCTATTAATGCAAAATTATCATCGATAGGACAATTGTAAGTGAAGGTCTCAGATAGCCAACTAAAAACTGTTATTAAAGAAGAGCTTGAAATAATGCGTCTTGAAAAAATTATGCTATCTGAGATAGAGCGTATCGACAAGTTACATGAAGAAATGCAGCTTGAGGCTTTGTCCGAGGGCTTTAAAGATGAAATCGTACACACGGGATTAGATGTCATAGGTTTAATACCCGGCCTAGGTGAGGTGGCTGATTTAACAAATGCAGGTCTTTATGCGAAAAAAGGCGAATATCTTATGGCTGCATTTTCAGTTATTTCTTTGATACCAGCAATTGGCGATGCTATTGGTAAAGGTGGAAAGATTGGCACCTATCTTAGTAAATTTGGTGTGAAAGGTGGAGGTAAAGCAAGCAAAGCATTAGGCAAGTTGCTCTCTAAACACATGCCTAAAATTCAAAAAACATTAAAGAGTCTTAAGTCTAATAAATATGTTGGAAAATATGTCGATGATATGGCCGGCGCCGTCATGAAATATGGCGATGATATAGCTACCAAAGCTGCCGATGACGTGTTGCCTATGCTGCAGAAAGCAGTACAGACTGCACCCACGCCAAAAGTTAGTAAAAAGAAATATGTGGCTATGGCTCAAAAAGTTCAAGCAAAAAGAAAAGCTAGAAAAACAAGACGTGACATAGCACAACAACTCTCCGGAGGTGAAGGCGAGCAAGAATCTACACCACAACCAGCCGCGGCCCCAGCCCAGTCTGCTCCCCCTGCTCAGCCTGCTGCCCCATCACGGGTACCTCAGCAGCAACGAGCCGCAGCCCCAACCCCATCAGCTTCAGCGTCTGGTGCAGATGATGCTGTTAAAAGTGCAGCCGATGATGTATTAAGACAAGCTGCAGCTCGCCGCAAAGTAGCAGAACAAGAAGATGAAGAGCAGCAAAAGAAACCTAAGATTACACCAGAGATGATAAACGATCTATTAAAAGGCGTAGAACAGTTCTCGAAGGATCCTGTCGTTGTAGACGCACTTGGAAAAGACGGACTAGCCGGTGCATTACAAGTGATTAAAAGTAAAATAATGGCTGGGGAACAGCCCGCCGCATCTGCAGAACAGGGGTTAGCTGGTGTTATGGAAAAAAAGCTGACCAAACCTGAGAAGAAAGAAAAAGAAAAAATTGTTAAAGGTATGAAGAAAGATAAAAAAGGTTTTAAACAAAGATATGGTGATGATGCCGAATCTGTAATGTACGCAACCGCCACAAAAATAGCAAAAGAAAAAAAGTGAGGAATCAATGATGGCTAAAGCACAAGCATTTCTAGATACATGGCTAGCCAAACTTACATCTCGCAAGCTAATGGTTTGGCTTACTGCGACCGGCCTGACTCTTGCAGGCCATGTAACAAGCGAAGACTGGGTAATTATTTCAGCAATCTATATTGGAGGCCAGACCGTTATTGATGGCATCGCTAGGTTGCGAGGTTTCAATGACTAAACAGGCCGTAATTTCATTTATTTTAAAAAACTGGAAAGCAATATTAATTGTTATACTTAGCCTTGTTGTTACAGCCAAAAGTCAATATGATTATCGCCTTATGCAAGAAGCGTATCAAACTCAAACCGACTCAGTACAAGCACAGATAGAAGGCCTTAAAGAAATACACAAAGAAGAGCTTCGCGAAAAACAAAGACTCATGGAGAGTCATCTAGAATCCATAGCGGTAATAGAAGAAGATTACGAAGATGCTCTACAAATGATAGATGAATTACGCAAAGACAAAAAAGGTCAATATAAAAATAAATTTAATCGAGATCGAGAACAACTAATTAAAGATATAGAGTCTAAGTTTGGTATCGAATATGTTCCTTAAATTACTATTGCTAATGACTATGACAGCAGCCGCAACCGAACCGGCTAAGTTTACTGTTCTCGAATATAAAGCCCCGGCACCGTTTGCTGGTGTCTTATTCGATGAAAACGCATTAGCTAAAATGATGGCTGATTACGATGTTTATAAATATTCATGTGATATTAAAACAGAATATCAATTGAGAATACAAAAAGAAGAATACGAATACGAATTAGAAAACTTAAAAATAGAGCATAAAGCCTTAACAGATGAGTATGACTTGTTTATAATGCAGAAAGATAAAGAAATAAAAGCTTTAGCCACATCGTTACAGAAAACTTCTCCACGATATAAATGGTATTGGTTTATGGGTGGCGTAGCGGTTGGTACTGCTGGTGCCTATAGCGCTTATAAGGTATTTAATGAAAGATAAAGATTACGACCACATCGCCAGAGTAGAAAAAGCTATCGCCGAAAAGTATGGTGATGAGGCAGTCTCTAATCCGAAAGCAAATTGGTCTGAGGAAAGAGAAAAAGAATACCTTGAGCAGATGCAAGAATTATATTATAAACAAAAGAAAAATGACCACTCCCAAGAGAAAATTGAGATAAATGGTATAAAGGTATCAAAAAAACTACTTAATAGAGAACAATTACGCTCCTGCCCTGTGTGTGGTAGGTTTCCTAAAAAATCTTTGGATGACGTCTGCCTTTTAAAATTTGATTGTTGCCATAAGTGCTACATTCAATATGTTGAAGGCAGAGAACAAAGATGGGAAAACGGCTGGCGCCCAAACGTTAACAAAGGAAATTTATAATGGCTACAGTATATGAAATCGTTCAGGGGTTATCACAAGCAGCTGCAAATGCTTATGATGGAGCACTGGATGAAAATGGTGAACCGCTTTTGGCTGGTCTCCAAAGAGAAGAGGGTGATCCTATATTAGACAAAAGAGTTATGGATGGGTTTAATGTGCGCTTTAGCGGAAACATGATGTGCTTGTCTTATATGTCTGAGGTACAATTAAAAGAAGTATATGTTAATGGATTTGAAACTAGAATGGAAGAGCAGCTTGCTGAAATTGTTAAGTTTTTGAAAAAAGAATATCGTAAGATTCGTGGCGAATCTGTAACACTCACCAAAGAAGGTGAAATTGATGTGAGGGTTGAAAATTCAACTAGAGTACGTTCTTGGGTTACGGCAGTTATGAATTATAGAGTTGGTGGCCTTAATGAAGATATGGCTGTGGCTGCTGAACAGGATACTAAGCCAGAAGATAGTTTTAGAAAATTCATCGATCAAGGTGGATGGGATGGCGAAGGCGGTAAACGACCACAAAACGACACCAGAAAGAAGGGCTCACAAAATGCAGATAAGCGCCAATAGACTCAAAAAAATTATCATTGAAGAATACATTAAAGAAGAATTGCTTGATGAAAGCCAAGCCGCTCAAGATCTTTTAAGGCAGATTCTTGGTGATGAAGAGTATGAACGTCGTCAAGCACTTAAAAATCAAGGATCGCGCGGTGGTGATACTAAGCCAATGGAAAAACCAAACAAGGCTTCCGAAACAATGCCCATGGATGCACCAGAGCCAGAGGCATCTTCTGAAGTAAACCCTATAAAAGCTGCTATTGATGGAATATATGAACTAGTCGCAGATATGGACCCTGAAGATGTACAAGATATTTTTCAAATTGTTTTCCAGAAGTTGCCCGGTGTTGAGCTAGAGCCGGCCCCAAAAAATCCAACAACATTATATAGACGCGGCGCTGAAGGCCGCCCCCAAGTTGGCTTTAGATTAGAAGAATTACAAGAGCTTATCCGTAGAGTACTCAGGGATGTATGAGTTTTCAACTGGACAAAAAGCAACAGATTAAAGAAATTGTAAAGTGTGGTACTGATCCGACTTACTTTCTTAATAACTATGCGCGAATATCGCACCCGCTTCATGGATTAATCTTATTTAACACGTATGATTTCCAAGATGATTTGCTGAAAGATTTTAATGACTACCGATTTAACGTTATCCTTAAAGCTCGGCAGTTAGGTATATCAACAATTACTGCAGGCTACATCGTGTGGATGATGCTGTTTCATCGCGACAAGGCTATTCTGGTCATGGCGACTAAGTTTGCCACAGCTGGTAACTTGGTGAAAAAAGTTAAAAACATTATGAGAAATGTTCCAGACTGGCTCAAGATAGCTACCATCGACGTTGACAACAGGACGTCATTTGAATTATCAAACGGCTCTTCCATCAAGGCGGCTTCTACATCTGGAGATGCTGGTCGTTCCGAAGCGTTGTCTTTGTTGGTGTTAGATGAGGCCGCACACATCGAAGGTCTTGAAGAGTTGTGGACTGGGTTGTATCCTACTCTATCGACTGGTGGCCGTTGCATTGCTCTATCTACTCCAAATGGCGTAGGTAATTGGTTTCATAAAACCTGTGCAGATGCTGAATCAGGCGCCAATAACTTCAATATAACAACTTTACCGTGGGATGTGCACCCAGACCGCGGCGAAGAATGGTATAAAAAAGAAACTAAAAACATGTCTAAACGCCAGATTGCGCAAGAGCTTGAGTGCAATTTCAATACATCAGGCGAAACGGTGATTGATCCAGACTGCATGGAATGGTTGCTTACCAACATTCGTGAACCTAAACACAGAACCGGGTTTGATAGAAACTTTTGGATTTGGGAAGAGTACGATCCGTCATATAGTTATCTACTGGTAGCTGATGTTGCTCGCGGTGATGGTGCTGATTTTTCGACATTTCACATCATAAAATTAGAAACATTAGAAGTTGTCGGAGAGTATCAAGGTAAGCCCACGCTTGATATGTATGCAAATATGCTAAATGAAGTAGGTAAAGAATTTGGTAATTGCATGGTTGTTGTCGAAAACAATAATATTGGATTCTCCGTGTTAGAAAAATTAAACGAGTCTAGATACCCCAATTTATACCACTCAATAAAGTCAACCCATGAATACGTAGACCAGCATACAGCAGAACACCTAAATTCGTCCGTGCCCGGTTTTACTACATCGATGAAGACTCGACCACTTATCATTGCGAAATTAGAAGAGTTTATCAGAAATAAACTAATTACGATATATTCATCTCGAACAATTAACGAAATGAAAACTTTTATTTGGAGGAACGGCAAGCCCCAAGCAATGAAAGGATACCATGATGATCTAATTATGGCGCTAGCCATTGCCTGTTGGGTTAGAGACACTGCGATACAGCATAATGCAAGAGAACTTAATTACAAAAAGGCATTCTTAAATGCGGTGTACAAGTCGAACACAACTATGAATACACAAATTAAAGGACAACAAGGGTACAAAAAAGACGAATTGTTTGATAAAATGAATGAAGCAAAAAACATATATGACCAATTTAAATGGATTGTAAAGTGAGACTATAAATGGCCGACAACGACAAGAAAAAATACAACAACAGTAGAAACCCACTAAATCAACAGAATGATTTGTTTAAGGCGCTTACAAGGTTATTTTCTGGACCAATTGTAAATTACCGCTCGCAAACTGGTACAAAAATTCGACGTCAACACCTAGACAAGTTCTCGTCTAGATTTAGAACCGCTTCCGGCCAACAGTTTAAAAAATCTCAATATAGCCCCCTCGATAATCTTGCTCTTAATGCAATGCAGAATCAACGTCGTGTAGAGCGTTACATAGATTTTGACCAAATGGAGTATATGCCCGAGATTGCATCCGCATTAGACATCTATGCCGACGAGATGACTACATACTCGGATCTTCGACCAATGTTAAATGTTAAGTGTTCAAACGAAGAGATTAAAGCGGTGTTGCACAACCTCTACTCTAAGGTACTTAATGTCGAATATAATCTTTTTGGTTGGGCACGTACGATGTGTAAGTATGGAGACTTCTTTTTGTACTTGGACATGGATGATAAATTTGGAGTTCAGTCAGTTATCTCACTGCCCATCACGGAAGTCGAGAGACTAGAAGGTCAGGATTCCACCAACCCTAATTATATTCAGTACCAATGGAATTCTGCTGGTATGACTTTTGAAAACTGGCAAATCGCACACTTTCGCGTATTGGGCAATGACAAGCACTCGCCGTATGGTACATCTATCTTAGATCCAGCACGGCGCATTTTTAGGCAACTAACTCTAGTTGAAGATGCAATGATGGCTTATCGTGTTATTCGTTCATCCGAAAGAAGATTGTTCAAGATTGATGTTGGCGGGATCCCTCCCAATGATATTGAACAATATATGGAAAAGATCGTAAGTAACTTAAAAAGACATTCGGTGGTTGATCAGAAAACCGGCCGCGTTGATTTGCGCTATAACCCGATGAGTATTGAAGAAGACTACTTCATCCCAGTACGCCCCGGCTCCGCCACTGAAGTTACCAATCTTGCCGGCGGCCAAAACACTGCCGCGGTTGAGGATGTTAAATATCTGCGAGATAAATTATTTGCCGCGCTCAAGATTCCGCAACCTTATTTGTCTATGGGCGAAGGCGCCGCAGAGGATAAGACTACATTAGCACAAAAAGACATTCGCTTTGCGAGAACAATCCAAAGATTACAGCGTGTCATTATTCATGAGCTTGAAAAGATTGGTATTATCCATCTTTACACACTCGGATTCCGCGGTGACGATTTGATTAACTTCAAGCTAGCTCTGAACAACCCATCCAAGATTGCTGAGATGCAAGAGATTGAGTTCTGGAAAGCTAAGTTTGATATTGCCGCATCTGCAACAGAAGGTTACTTTTCTCGACGCTGGGTAACCGAGCATATTTTTGGTATGTCTAACGAAGAGTTTGTTAGAAACCAAAGAGAGATTTACTACGATCGTAAATACGACGCATCACTTCAGCAAGTTGCAGAGGCTGCAGCTGCCGGCGAGACTGCTGGCGCCACAGGTGGTGACTTAGGTGGTGACTTAGGTGGTGATATGGGTGGTGACTTAGGTGGTGACTTGGGTGCTGATGCCGGCGCCGAACCGCCAGCAGAAATGCCGGCCGGTGATGCTGGCGGCGGGGAGGACTCTCCATTACTTGCGGTGCCTCCCGGATCCCGAGATTCCGACAAAGTCAGTGTTTACGATAAAGGAACATATAACAGAAAAGACGGCATCAACGATGGTAGAAAATCATCTGGCCCAAGACAGCGAAATATAGGCTCCCAATACAATGCTGAAAAGCGCGGTGGCGCCACTAGGGCTAAGTTCCAAGGGGCTAGCGATCTGGCTACGTCAACAGTTCCTAGTATCGCAAAAGGTATTTATGAAGAAAAAGAGTCTACTTATACATTGAAAGAGTCTATTGAAGAGCAAAAACTTTTTGAAGTAAATGACTCACTAAATCATTTAATCAATAGTTTGGAAGATAAACAAAAATTAATTACGGAGCAAAATGATGAAAACTAAATACAACAAAAAAAGAAATACAGCTTTTGTCTATGAGGCCTTAATAAGAGAAGGTACCTCAGCCATTTTACAGGGTGACCACGAAAGAAAGAATACTGTTGTAAAGTTAATTAAAAAGCATTTTGCTTCCGATTCAATTCTGTATAAAGATCTGCAGTGCTATCAGTCTCTTTACGAAACAAATAATTTAGAGAAAGAAACGTGTGAGAAGATTATTAAAGAAGCTAAATTAGCTAGTCGACTTTTAGACACCCAAGGCTTATTCGTAAGTCAAACAGATTTAATAAATGACGTAAATAAAGAACTTGAGCCTTCCGTATTTAACAATTTTGTTCCGAACTACAAGTCTTTGGCTAACATCTATAAGATGTTCTCGCACAGTACCGACCCTAAAAGCGCTGTAATTCTTGAAGGTCTGGTACTGGAAAACATGTGCGAACCTGTTCAAAAAGAACCAGAGCCCGCGGTTGATTCTATAGTTGTTGAATCGTTCGTTGAAAAATTTAATGCTAAGTACGGCCAGACACTATTATCTGAACAGAAAACTTTATTAAATCTGTACATTAGTTCGTTTGTAGATAACTCATTAGAGCTTAAAATGTTTTTGAATGAAGAAATTACAAGACTTAAAAAAGAATTAAATGAATCAAAATCAAAAGAAGAGATATGCTCTGATGAGCAAATGGTTGAAAAAACAAATTTAGTTTTAGAAAAATTAAATACACTTAAAGATAATTTTGCGGATCATGAAATGTTGTTTACAATTTTAAAGGTCCAGCAATTAGTTGGGGAAATCAATAAAGATGCCAATAGTAATTAAAATAGGTAAAGAAGCTAACGCTAAGAAAGTTAGACTAGAATTAAACGCTCGACAATCTCTTAATGGCGATGTAATGATTTTTGATCATGGTGATATCGATATTGTCTTATCTCCAAAAAACAATAAAGTTGTTGCCTTCCCAAAAGAAACAATGTCTGATATGGTTTACGGAGCACAAAATAGATTAATGACTCAATTGTTTAAAAAGGGGATCATTGTGCCTGAAAGTATTCAAGCGGGGTCTTATTTTGGAGCACTGGAAGGGACGATACAGGAGTCTACAAACCCAGATATAAATGCTCCCAAATTAGCGCTCATCAATATATCCCAATTTATTGAAGAAGAGCGACCATATTTTGAAAACAAAGAGGCGATTATTTCAATGACTGACGACGAGTACCTTCACCCGGATAAAGAAGACTCTACTGAGTTGGGCGAAGTGCCGCAGTCAACTGAAAAAGGATCAATGAAACGACAATTTGTTCGCGATCCTTATTCGCTTAATTATATCTATACAATTTAGAGAGGAAAATGGAATTATTAGCTTTTGTTTTGTGTGCTTACGGCCTTACACAAATACTAGTTTACGGAAAAGTATTCAACGATATAAGGCCGACCGAAGGTAAACTTGGAGAATTGTTTAGCTGCCCAATGTGCATGGGTTTCCACGTAGGGTGGTTTTTAATGCTACTTTCTCCGTTCACCGAACTATTTAGTTTTGATGTATCTGTAGCGAACTTTTTTCTTCTAGGTTGGCTATCATCAGGAACCTCATATGTTTTTAACATGATTTTTGGAGATAAAGGAATTAAACATGAACACCAACACTTGGATAAATAAATGGATGCTACAGCCAGTTCGACGCTGTTGTAAGGGGTCTTAGCTATGCAGATCACCGAAGAAGAATTAATAAAAATTATCAACGAAGAAGTTCAAGAGATGATCGAAAACGGCGACATCGACGAAGGTATTCTTGATAGAGTGAAAGCAGGCGCAGCCGGTTTGGGCTCAGGCCTTAAGAGCAAAGTCGCCGGGGCCCTTGGTCAAGATACGACCGATATTGATACTACCCGAAAACTTAAACAAGCTGCTTCTTTAATGAAGTCGTATGATCAGCAACTTCTCAAGTTGGCTCAATCCCTTCAAGCGGATGCTGCCAAGATGGGCATAGAAGATCAAACAACCAAGGTCCAACAAGCAATTAACCAAACACGCCGACAGGTTGCTTCAATTGCGCGTGACGCTCCCACAGATGCTCGAACGCAGCGCAAGGACCGTGAACGCTACGGTGATGATGGGTATTCCTCACAAACACAACAGCAACAACAAGCAGCGCCAGCACAACAGCAACAACAAGCAGCGCCAGCACAACAGCAACAGCAAGCAGCCCCAGCACAACAGCAGCAGCAAGCAGCGCCGGCACAACAACAGCAGCAGACCGCAGCACCGGCACAACAACAGCAGCAGCAAGCAGCGCCGGCACAACAACAGCAACAAGCTGCTCCAGCCGCCACACCAGCCGCTACACCTGCTTCCACACCAGCAGCAACACCAGCAGCTAGCGGCGGAAGTGGTGGTGGCAGACAACTCTCTCAAGATCCTCGTAATGTTAGGAGAAGAGAGAGAAGAGCAGCCAGAAAAGCCGCGGCAGATAAAGAACGCGCCAGAAAAGATAGACGCAACGCCCAAGC